AGGTGACGCAAGAACAAGGCCTGCGCACTCAAGAGCTGACGGCCAAAAAGTGACAGGACAGAACTCAACGTTTACTGTCGATGGCGAAAAACTTAGATACCCAGGCGATCCTAGAGGAAGCGCAAAAAACACGATTCAGTGCCGGTGCAGAGTAAGAACGCGCATTAATTTTGGTGCGCAACTTAGGCGAATAGAGGGGTTTGGGTAGTGGCCGATTTTGAAGCGCAAATCAACGCATGGACAGAGCAAAGTAGACTGAGAATGATGGCTGTTGCCAGAGATGCCGCGCAAGAAGTAACCGAGCAGGTGCTAATACCGAGAGCGAAGGGCGGGAGGATGCCGGTGGATACTGGATACCTTCGCAACTCCGCCCACGCAGACATAAACGTCATGCCTGAGGGCGATAGTTTTTACGACTCAAGCGACGCGGCGGGCGAACGGGTAGTAGAATCAACTGTTAGCGCAATATTGAGATTTCAAGCAGGCGACAAATACTACCTTGGGTTTACGGCAAATTATGCGCGATACATGGAGGCAAAATATGCATTCATTCGGCTGGCGGTGCAAAACTGGGATAGAACCGTTTCTGAGTCAGTTAGACGGGTTCGCAGGCAGTATGATGATGCGATATAATACTTCTTGCCGATAACGGCTTTTTAAACCTAGCGAGGTTGAACTATGAAAGATATTTCCATTACTCAGATCCGTGATGAGCTTCGCACAGACTCCCGTCTTTTGGCCGGCTTTCTTGATCACCGGCATCGCACCATTCTTGAAAATGTAGACAAGTACAGAGTTAAGTTTTTGGAACTTGGCGGGGTTCCGTTTGAAACGGGAACCTTAAAAACAAATGGCGGCAGCCAGAAGCAGAGATATGCGCTGCTTAACGAGGATCAGTGTTATTTCCTTTTAACACTAATGCGTAATAACGACAAAATTGTCGATGCAAAATTAGCTCTAGTAAAAGCATTTAAGCAGGCTCGCGCTCAGATTGCTCGCAGGGATATTGCGCGCATTGACGGCAAAGAAGTGCGCAGAATGGAAACCGATAGCATTAAACAGCTTGTCGAATACGCAAGTGCAAACGGTAGTCGCTCAGCTGATCGCTATTACACAAACATTACACGCATGACTAACAGTATGCTTAATATCGAATCCGGCAAGCGTGACGCTCTTTCTGCCAGCGAGCTGAAGCAGGTAGCTATCGTCGAGGGCGTTGTTGATCTAGCAATCCGTGATGGCATTAAAGCTGAGATGCCATATAAGGACATTTACAAGCTTGCGAAAACGCGAGCTGCAATGGTAGTTCCAGCCATCGGAATGTAACAATAAACACCTATGATAAACTAGCCCTCAAAACGAGGGCTTTTTTATGTCTAATGCAACGATTTTAGAAACACTCTACACCCAGCTTTTAACAGTTGGCCTACCGGTTGCCGTGCAAGGTGCAAAATTCGAAAAACCATCACGAGACTATTGGATTGAATTCTATTTCACCCCAAACATTCCGGTTTCTGCTGGAACTGAATATACAGCAGCCGAACTCCCCAGAGGTATTGCTACCGCAGTTATTTGCAGTCCGTACATTGTCAATATTTCTGGCAATCCTATTCAAGCCGGAATCACTCGTCACTACCAATACGCTGAAGCCATCGCCACCGCTTTACCAAAAGGGTTGCTGCTGGATGGCCTGACCCGCATATCTCAAGCGCCGTACACCTCAGATACCATCAAAGATGAAGAGGTAATCCGCCTACCGGTTACGATTGCTTACAGTCGGTAACATTGTGATACAATCTGCTTGTCATATGACTATTAGAAGAGGTAAAAATTATGACTGGCCCTATTGGCTCCATTGGAACAACCGCCAAGATCGTTTTAGGCGGCCCAGCAACGTACGACGAATCCGGTATCAACGGTCTTACTGGTGGCGACCTTATCGGCAGTATCAGCAATCACGGCGAATACGGCGGCTCTGCAAACGTCGAGACATTTACTCCGGTGGATACCGGTATTGTCGATAAAGCTGTTGGATCTATCAACTACGGCTCTTACGCGATGACCATCGGCAAAGATCCAGATGACGCAGGTCAAACTGCATTAAAGTCTGGATTCGATGGCGACAACTCTCGTAAACTGCACACAATCGTGATCACCAAGCCAAGCGGCTATCGCGAAGCGTTCACCGGCTTTGTGACTTCGTTCACAACCAATATCACAAGCGCTGGCCCGTTCATTACTGGCGCTGCGAATTTCGAGCTTAACAACAAAGTACTGTATCTCGATCCAGTAACACCGTAATACAAGCCCCTTCGGGGGCTTTCTTTTGTAAATCAGGAGGCCAGAGTGGATATTTCAGATATTTTATTACCGGTAAAAGCGCACAGTGCTGTTTTTTATCTGCGCGACGACAAAGGTGTTTTTATTAAGGAAAAGGGTAAAAAAGTAGGGTTTGAACTGTGGGCCAGAGATTCAAAGGCAGGTATTCGCGCCCAAATTGCTGCAGATCGTTTTCGGGCAAATCTGCACGAAGAGCTTAAAGGCTTGTCGGATGATGAAGCGTTGGTGGAAAAAGTTTTTGCATCAGCGGAGATTAATCGGCTAGTCGTGCAGCATATGTTTAAAGGCGTGGTCGGTTGATTTTACCCAGAGCGATAAGAATTACTTGGGAAAGCCTTAGCAGGGCTGTCGCGGGCTGTTCGTCACATGGCATGGCTGCACGCTGCACCGGACGACAAGCCGAAAGACTACTCCAAGCAAGAAAAAACATCACGGTTCGAGCAGTTTAAAAAAACTCGAATCGCGCAGACTCCAGAGTTTGAAAACTTTGCATACGTGTTTGATCTAACCAGCAAAATCGGCATGTATGACCAAGGGATGAACGGCCCTAGGCCAATCTCATGGCAAGAGATCAATGCTTGGTGCGCAGCTCACGAAGTAGATTTGACCCCGAATGAAATGGAGTCCATTAAATATTTATCGGCTCAATATTGCGGCCAGTACCACAAAAGCAGCAATCCCGATGAATTGCCACCGGCGGCCATATCTCCCTGCGGCGAACATCTTGACGGAATATACATGGCTGAAATGCACGATATTAAATCGGGCATCAAAAGATAAAAGCCCCCTTTCGGGGCTTTTTGTATCATTAATTAAAGTACGGGTTGTAACCTTCACCGCCTTCGTTGTTTGCGTTATTCCATTCGCGTGCTTTTTTAGCGTATTCAGCGGCTTGCTGTCTCTTTTCCAGTGTGGCTGAGTCAATCATATCTATGTGTTTTTGCTCAAGAGCAATTTTTGCATTTTTAATTCCAAAGATTGAGTTGCTCCAGACAAAAACAAGACCGCTACTATCCTTGCAGACGTTTCGCTTCTCTCCGTTGAGAAAGACACCACCTTGTGAGTCCATTGTTACAACGATTTTACCTAGCTTGTGATCTATTACTCGCAGGGTTTTCATATTTGCTCTCTCCCATGCTTGTTTTAGAGCAATCTTCATCGCAACCATATAATCACCAACGATTGCTACAATTGATTTTGCAATTTTGTGCGCTTGGACCATTAAGTTGCGTTTCATTTTGATTGCTCCATCGTGTTTGTCTATGGGTTAATAATAGACGTATATGCGGCTATTTACAACGATAGTTTTGTAACGGTTTGTTACCACGTCTGATACAATGACTGTAAATATATGAGAGGTTTTATAGATGGCTGACATTGCAGAACTTGGCTTTGCAATCAACACAAACCCCATTCAATCAGCAGCAGCGCAGCTCAACAAGATGAGCGAAAGCGGAGGCTTGGCAGCGAAAGGCGTTATTGGGGTTGCGACTGCCGCTGCAACGGCTGCTACTGCTATTGCAGGCCTTGTCGCTGTCGTTGGCGATCAGGTTCGCGAGACTGATAATTGGGCAAATATTCTCGGTGTCACAACGACGGAGCTGCAGCAGTTCGGGGCTGCCGCTGAAAGCGTCGGTCTCGATGCTGAGAAAATGAACGACATTCTCAAAGATACCAATGAGAAAATAGGTGAAGCACTAAAAACAGGTGCAGGCGAAGGAGCAGAGGCGCTTGATCTCCTTGGCGTCAACATGAAAGACCTTGCCGACTTGCCTGTTACCGATAAGCTTAGAGCTATCGGCGATGCGCTCGGAGATATTGAGGGGCAAGCTCAAAAATCTGCAATTGGCGAGATGATTGCCAGTGACTTTACCATGCTCTTGCCGCTGCTTGAGAATGGCAATGAAGAGCTTGAAAAG